CCATGTGCCTTCAAGATGGTCAATCACCTGTAAATTAATTAACTTTGGCTTGCGGTCTTCCAACCCTAGCAACATCCACGCTACTGGTTCATTGTTCATTTTTTATCCTTTGATCGATAAAACAAGACAAGAATGACGCTTATTAAAGCACCGATAGTTGCAAAGATTGCAAGAGCAACAATAAGAATAAGATGCTCAATCATTTAGCTGAGCTTGTCCACAAGCTAGGGATTTTGCGCATTTCATCAATTCTATGCTGCATAGCATGCTTTACAGGTTTATACGGAACTAATGTGTAAGGTCTTGGCGGTAACACTTTAGCATTTGTGATCATTTGTGTCTTTCTCAGTTATAACAACATCACCGTGTTGATTAATGTAATGTAAATCGCCTGATTCTTTGGCTTTAATTAAATCACGTTGCTGCCATTTTGCATTGGCGGCCATCCACTTTGCTGCATCATCATCTGCTTTACTCATTGCTTCTCCCATGGGAATATTAGCCACTTATCTAGTGCAATTTTAAGACCGTAGAATTTAAGTGACGGTAAATCTATGTTGTGGTATAAAACCGCAAAATCAGCGGTAGGATTGTTTGCTTTGATCTTTGTAATAGTATTGCCTGTGTCGTAAATTTCATCAACAATTAGATGTCGCAAACCTTCTGGTAGTACATCATCAGGTTGCATAGTTAGTAAAGGAAGCCCTAACTTATGACTAAGCATGACTGCTGGGATCAACCCACCCCGATTTACACCGACAATCATGTCGTATTCTTCATCTGATTGCTTAATCTTCTCTACCAGAATCGAGACTAAATACTCGATAATGATCCAATCCACATGCGCATAGTCTTTTTTAAGTGACAGATTCTTATAGTATTCAGCTCTTTCTTTTAAATATGACCACTCGCTATATTCAAACTCAAAGTCTGTTTGTTTTTGTTTCATTTAGGGCTTTTGCCAATGTAAGTTAATCCTTTGTCAGTAATCGTTAATTCTTTGGTTCGAAGATTACCATCTGGATTGGTTGTTTTCACATATGAATTTAATCTAAGCCATGTCAAATTAAAATACACATGCGCTCTTGATCCTATTTGCTCTTTTTCAGCCAATGTTGCAAGATCAGTGATCTTAATCGGCCCATTTAAGCGAATTAAATCGAGAATAATTTCTGCTACTGATGACATGTCGATATCACGGCGTTTTTGGTGCCATTGTAATGGTGTGATCATCGTGTGCTTACTCCATATGCAAACATAGCGCCTAGCACAATGCCTGTCAGAATTAAGCATACGATATCCAACCAAGTTGGAATCTCTAATTTATCTAAAAACATGTTGTTTCTCCTTTTAAATATGATTAGACAAAGCCTTTCGGCCTTGTCTAATAACACTTACATAGTGACTAATGCGTCCAATGCCTGTTGCTTAAGTGTAGCACCGTAACCAAACCATGCACTACGGATACGAGCATCATCGGTTCTAGCATTTTCCCAATCCACTAATTGAGTAACCGCATTTAAGGCTCCCCAAGCAGTATAGTGTGACGACTCTAAGTCGGAACCTTTGCCTTCACCGTCAAACAGTTGGAATGCTCTAATTGCTTGGCGACTTGGCTTTTCAGTTGTGCCGCCTAAAATAGTGGCGAAAAACACTTTTGCCTTATCAGCTGTAAGCTTAATTCTTGCAAGTGATTCGGCTGTTACTTGAAATGCCTTAAATCCTGCATTAATTTCGCCTAATTTCTTCATTACATCTGTTGGATCGAAGATAGAGTTATGACGTACTTTCACTGCTTGACCACTGTTTTGCGCAATTTGCATTGTATTGTTGCATACAACGCGGACTGTGGTAAGTCGTGCTTGTGTTGCCAATGAACCATCAGCCGATGATGCAAGGAGGAGGTATTGGTTTACTCTATCGCTACCAAGGTTGAATTCACCTTCCATTCTTGCAAGAGCCCAATAATGAGCACCATTGCGAAGTACACCGGCTGTTTCAAGTTGTGCCGCTGAGCCTACGATTTCTTTAAAGAAATGTAGAACTTCAATCGGTTGCACAATTTTGTATCGATTGGACACTACACCAAGTGCTTCGCTTGTGTCTTGGCGGAAAATAACATTTTTGCCATTGTATAAATGACTAATATTATCTTCTTGAGGTTTGTAAAAAATAGGAGAGAGATTTAACTTAAAATCCAATCCACTTTCTGTAGCCCAAGTATCGAGCGATGCATCAGCTGTAAGAACCTGACCAAGGCCATGCCACGGTGTATCACCGACATAAGCCATTGCATCACGCCCATCGGCGGTTTTTGCTATTTCATGTGCCATTTAAGACTCCTTTGTTTTATTGCGTTAAGTTAAGAATTACGAGTTAAGTGTGTTGCTTTATTTCCACTACAAGTACATTATACCACATATTTGTACTTTTGAATACCACTATGTGAAATAATTAAAAGTTTGTGCGCTGTAATAGTTTCTCGATTGCTTTATGCGTATTGTCTAGAATTTCCTTATAGCTTAAATGACTAGGTGTGGATGTTCTAGTTAACAGTAAGCATCTTACCGGCTCATTGTTAGCATCACGAATAAGCTTATGCTGTTGTGTGTAGCATAGTTCTGAAAATGAGTTGTTAATTGTAAATGCAGTTAGTTTTACTGCGTCATAGCCAAAATGCTTAATTAAGACTGTCATCATGTTCTTGCTAATAGCAGCTGTGCCATCTAGTTCAGTAACTGTCCATTCCCATACTTCTTGTGCAAACTGACCCCAAGCTGACTTACCTGCTTGAATAACTTCTTGCTTATGATCAGTCATTGGCGCAGATGCTCGAGGATTAAAGTTTGATAAATCACGTGTTGTATAAAAATTCATCATGTGCTCAAAGCCTTGCTTTTTCTTGCACCATTCTTTGACCTCATGCACCATTGCATGACAGGTAACAGGGTCTAATGAATTAGGGAGGTAAATTGCTTCACGCCTTGCGCCTTCACTTACTGTAGTTACTTTTGCATGGTTCGTAGTAAAAGCATAATTAATATAGTTTGTGATCGAAAACACGTCTTGATTCTTGATTTCGATCGGAATAGTGTCATTAGTGACATAATTCTTAATTGTGTCGGCATGCCGCATATTGTCAGTACTTGGCTCATCTACGATAATAAGTATTCGATTAAGCAAGAAAGAATTAAAGCGTTCAAATAAACGATCAGGCCCTAATGACAGTGATAACTCTCCTAGCATTTCTGCTATCCACCCTACAGTAAATGATTTGCCAATGCCTTGTCTCGGACTAATGATCTGTATTGTAGTATTGTTTCTTTCCCATGGTTTTTGTATAAACTGCGCAACCCAATTATGAAAAAACTCCTCGAATTCAGGAGCATCTTTAAAAAAGTATTGACACCATTTTAGCCAAGGCTCGCATGAACCTGCTAATGGCTCAAACCTCCAGTTTTTCGTGAAGTTGTAATATCCATCAGGAGTAATGCTAAACCCTTGGTGTTGTGGGTACATGCCTAATCCTTGCAGATTCAAACGCTTATTCCAAGCTGGGTATGCATCTGATAATTTAATGGATGTCATTCGACCATTTGCTGCAGGCCGTAGCCATGTTTGATTAGCTAGCTCTGTTCGGATTCTCTGAGAACTAAATTGCATACCATCAGTAAGCCGTACCCATTGTCCGTTAAAGATTGCCCATTGCGTTCTAGCCGAGTATAGATAATATTCCTCACTATTCTTAACCATAGTAGGGTCAATGCAATCGTTCAAGACTTCTGCTAAGTTACCGCCTACTGATAAGTGGTCATCAATTGCGTATTTCTGCCCCTTAATAGGTTTAAACTTACCAATGCGGCATAAATGCACTTTGGCGCCTAACCCTGCAAGTGTGATGGCTAATTTCGTTTCCTCTAATGCAACTTGGTCATTAGGCTCACCATCATCATTCTTGCCATCATAGTCAAAGAGAATAAACACATCACGAGCAGCCAACCCTTTGTTGTAAAGAACCGACATCAGATCTTTATGCATCGGAAGCTTTGATTTGTCGGTCCATGCGCTTACTCCGGCTACCGCCAAACAGACATGAGACAATCCTTCTTTGCTGATTGCTTTAGTGATTGCATGAGCCTTAAACTCTCCCTCTGTAATGATAAGGGGTATTCCTAAGTTCACTCTGGCTACAGGCCATAGAGGATTTTGTGGAAAATAAATATGCGATCCTGAATGCTGCCGCTGACTATACTTTCTCTTTCCGCGCGGATTCAGAACACGAACGCGAACAAAATCTGTAGGTAATCCGTTCAGATCAAAATAGGGGAGACGAATCGAAGGGCTGTGCTCAGGAAAACCTAGAAGATCGGTTGTTTCTGATTCTGTAAGGTAGGCAAGACCAAGAAGCTTTACATCTTCATCATCGAATTGTCTGTCTTGTAGGAATTGGGTATATAATTCTTTTGGTGATATCGTTTGGTCGCTAAAGCCCAAGTGATGCTCCTTCAAGTTTGTTCTTAAATCCTCGATTCATGTCGAGGATTTTTTTTGTTATTTGGTTACTCCGAGCTTATTTGCTCGGGGTAACCATCATACTACCTTTTAAACGTGATGCGTTGGGTCTTTCATTAATAATTGCCGAAGTCTTAATACAACTTCATGACTCTTACCGCCGACATTCCACGTTGTGATATCGTATTTAGACGGAGCATCTGGGCCCATATAGTTTCGACCATTCTTATAATTGTACAGCGTAGCTACTTGCCCGTCGTTAAATTGAATAACCCACTCTGCATCTGACTTGTAATCATCAAATCTGTCAGAAGGTTCGCCAAAGGTGTCGATGATTGTGGCATATGTAAGGTTATGGAGTCTGGCTTGGAGTGACGTACCGTCAATCTTAATCAAGTCATCGTCATTGTGTGTGATAAAGGGTTTAGTAGATAATTCGATCATATTAGCTCCCTAGCTATGATATTCCAGTTATGAAGCTCATACTTAAGTGCATCATTCTGAGCATCGAGTTTATTGTAGTAGATAGCAATTGGGTCTACCTCTTCCATTAAGACGTAGACCAATATTGGATCCTTAGGTGGTACAAGATTAGTCTTCATATGTTGCACTTTCATCAGTATCTATGTGAATAGAACCAAACTTAAGCATTCCATCGCCGTTGCGTGAACACAGTGTTTCGCGTGTGAACTCTACAATGTGCGAAAAGGCTGGGTCGATCTCCATTGTGTCACTGAATGGAACTAATCCAATCAATCCAGCATCTACAGGGTAATAACGATGCTTATTGTCAGCATATGTGCCGTCACCCCAACGAGTGGAGAAACCTAGCACTTCAATTCCCTTGAAGCAACCTACGGGACGATTAAAGTAATCGCAAGAACTAAGAAGCTCATCCCAGTGAGCATGCGGGACTACATAGCAAGGATCACCAAGTACGTATTTGCCTGCTGGCACCATGACTTGAATGTCTTGCGGAGGTACAACGTGCATCTTTTCCATAAGATACTCCTACTTTAAGTTAAGAATTAAGAAAACTACATACTGCGGGTAAATCTATGATACATAATCATTATATACCATATTTTGGTACTCTGAATTATATATTTAAAACAGAGCACCAAGTATGATGAATAACTCGAGTTACGTCAATGAAGTAACCAAGCTGCGAACAAGACATAGATCCATGATAAAAGCCAGATAGTCAGGACGAACTTAATTAGGCCGCACATCAGTAGGTTCCGTCTTCTTCTATATCACAAAGCTCGACCACGTTCTGTAGCTCGTTGTCTAGATCCTCAGGCGACATTTTTGATATAAGCATCTCTGCTAGCTCGGATGCCTTAAAGTTATCCACTAAGTGCTCTTTATAGAGGCGGTAAGCGGTGGCTTTTTGCTGAATGGTGAGTGTCATGCTGCTAGCTCCTCGTCTGAGATCCAGACTCTATCTTTTACAAAAGTGCCAAGGCAAATAGCGCCGGTGACCTGAGGTGCGTACCACTGAATGTCGTACTTTGCATCTTTGTTCAGAGGCACGTAGAAGACCGTGTACGGAGCTTTGCTACTTTTCTGTTTGCGGAACCAGTCGATCACCTCGATTAGGTTGTCTGAGGTTTTCCACTCGGCGTAGTTGCTGCCGAAGAAATGGTGAGCTATGTTGCGATTGGTCATGATTGAACTCCTAAAATGGTTTTGCACATAGTTTGTAGGTCTGTGCCTGTTGGTGAATCAGTAACATCTTTTACGATGACCGGATGGAGGGTTTCCCCTCTTTCTAGTTGCTGTTCAATAGCTTGTTCGATCCAAGCAGTGACACTGCTTACTGTTTCTAAACTCAGCTGGTCGTCCCGAAGACCGACATTAAAGGTGACTTTGAATGTTTTCATTTTTCTAAGTCCCAAAAAGCCTCGGCTGCACGTTGGATGGCAACTTGGACCTCGATGAACTCACGGCCCATGTTGGTGGCATTGAAGATGTCAAAGAGTTGGTTTGCTTGGTGGAGCCACCGGTTGACAAACTCGTCTTTGGTGAGCTGAATAGGTTTGCCAAACGTGTTCACGAATGGTTTAGTGATTTCGGTGTTCATACTTGATCCTTTGTTGGAGTAGGAGTTGAGATGAGGTGGTCAGCCGTTTCATAGATCGACCAGTTGCTGATAATCTGATTGACCATGCCCTTGGTCATGTGCAGCTCTTTGGCTATTTTGGCGATTCTGTTAGCCGAGTCACGGTGCTTGTCAAAAGCATCGAGGACTTTAACGATCTGGTCAGGTTTCATGATAGCACCACCACTCGACGATCTGTGTCGTCGGATTCGATGTTATCATCTTCTTCGTTGTCAGTGACCAGCGCATCCATTTGATGGTAGTCGGAATAGGTAACCTTACCGTCTTCTACTTCGGTGACTGCTGGGGCCACGATTGTTCTCCAATGGTCGCCGTAGTTATAGCTAAAGTGGACTTCGAGGTCTGAGTCGTAATTACTGAGCTCGTTGATTAATTCATGAACTTTCATAGTGTTGCTCCTTTGCGTTGTGTTTAGAATTAAGAATGCTGAATACAATTTACTACCTAATCATTATATCACATTTTAGTACAAAGTGTTACCACAATGTGAAATAAAACTTGTAGAATCGAACATGCAGTACAGTTTAAAGTAACTGATTTTGTAACGTAAAGAGGTGAGATAGTATGCTAAATCGTAGTATTGTTGATATTGTTCTAAATCAAAGATTAAATGTAACATGCAATTCTGTTTCATTTCAGATTTTGTTTCTCTGCAATGTATACTGAGTAAGGTCAGTAACCGAGTAACAAAGTAACATTTAATATTATTATTATATAAATATTATATATATTCGTATTTGAATCGACCCACTTTTTTTTGTATCTAAAGTTACTTTTGTTACCGTTGTTTCAGCACCATTAGAAGCAAGATATGATGCTTACACCAATTAAGGAGAGATGTATGGAAGATGCGATTGCAAAGAAGCTCGGTAGAACTTCGCTATACAAACCTGAATACTGCAAACAAGTGATTGAGATGGGAAAGCTTGGCTATTCGAAAGAGCAGATGGCTGCAAAACTGAACGTTTCGTGGGGATCACTAGACAACTGGGCCAAGCAGAGTCCTGAGTTTTTGCTGGCCTTGCGTACGGCCATTCAAGAAGAGCTCAGTTATTGGGAAGAACTAGGCTTAGCTAATGTCCTCGAGACGCCCGGCGCTCAGCGTCTTAATGGAAATGTCTACAATAAGATCATGGCTGCTCGGTTCCCGGCTAAGTACTCAGAGCGGAGTAAGGTAGAGCTCAGTGGCGTAGATGGAGCCCCGATTCAACTCGAGACTCACGCATCGCTCGGTACTGAGATTCTGAATGACATACTGCTCAGTCTCCAAGACCCTAAGACGATCGACATGGAGAAGAACTGAGCGCTGAGCTTCAGTCGATCCTTTAGTTTTTCAGAGATTGAGCTCAGACTCTGACGAGTGCATCGAAACAGAGCGCTGAGCTCTCGAGATGACGCGCAGCCCTGGATTATCCCTGAGTGCTTTTGGGCTGTGCCGAGTGCTGAGCTGTCAGATTCTGTTCTCAGCTTTTAGATTTTAGATTTTTTTCTCCTTTTTAATTTTGTTTCCATGAGTTCTATTCTACTTAGTTCTAAGAAAAAGTACATATTATTTTAATTTATTTCATTTCACTATGTGACAAAGTTCTAAGAATTAGCTATCACATTTCTAAA